AACATAAATAATCCAGGCAAGCTTGAGGAGGCAAGTACACGTGGATCTGCAATCCATAAGTGTGCTGAGAACTATATAAGGGGGTTGCCAATTGACTGCCCCGATGCTTATAGTTCGTTTTGGAATGGGATGGATCAATATTTAGATTGGTTTGACATTATTCACTGGTCCGAGCGCCCACTGCGTAAGGACTGGCATCACCTAAGGTCTGACGATAAGGAAGTCGCATACGTGTGGTCTACGGAACACTTGTTTGCAGGGTGTCCTGATCTGATCGGAGAGATTGGTGGAGTGAAGGTCATTGCTGACTTCAAAACAAGCAATGGTCCTTACATGAACAGGTTCCCTGATAAGGGTGACCGCATGGGTTTCGGAGGATTCCGAAAGTACCAAAAGTGTGCTCAACAGATGGCGGCTTACCGCCTTGCATTAGCTGAGCGCACTGGCTATAAGTGTGACGTAGCACTGATCATTGTTGCTACTGAAGAGACTACACAAGGCATCTTTATTGATGGCGACCAAATGGATCTTGCAGAAAGCAGGTTCCTGAAGAGAGCAAAACAATTTCACGATATGGAAAACGATAATGAAATGGCTGATTAGAGGAAAGACTAAATCTATCTATGAGGANTATGACCCTGATAAGGTCGTAATTAAATTTGATGACGTTGTCACTGCTAATAACGGTGAGAAGTCGGCTATCTACATAGGTAAAGGTCAGTACGCCTGTAATATTTCTTGGCTACTCTTTCAAGAGTTGGAGAAGAATAATATTGCTACACACATTGACTCACGCCTTGCTGATAACGCAATGGTTTGTAAGAAGGTGGATATTATTCCAATCGAAGTCGTTGTCCGTAACAAGGCAGCGGGTGGTCTATGTCGAGGCACCACAATCGAAGAAGGTACTGTCATGTCACCTGCTTTGGTTGAGTTCTTTTTAAAGGATGACTCCAAGAATGATCCCCTACTTACTGGAGGACGCATTCTTAAAATGGGTTATGACATCAACCTACCTAATGAACTAGCAACCGTTGCTCATGACGTTAACTATGTTCTGAAGCGCGTCTTTGATGAGATTGGTTATGACCTTGTAGACTTCAAGCTTGAACTTGGATATTCAACTACGACAGGCGAGCTGCTTGTTGCAGATGAAATTAGTCCTGATAGTTGTAGGCTATGGAAGAAGGGCACTAATGAGAGCTTTGATAAGGATATCTACCGTGAAGCGACTAATGAACTAGCAGCACAACGTGAGCATCTACTAGATGCCTACCAACAGATTTGTGTTGACTTACTGGATCGGAAGTTGAAGATCGAACAGGAAGATGCCGTACAACGCACACCCTGAAGATCCTATTACCGTTCTTCGATTAATGTCTCACCTTGAAGCCCTGTGGGGATTTACTCAGGTTTATCCTGATAACGAAGAAGAGACTGCTTACCTTGCAGAGATGAAAAAGAAATACTACAAAATGTATTTCCAAATGAAAAGGGAGGCAAAGCAACGTGAAAAAGATACCGCAAATGAAACTCAAAGTAGCAGTCAATAAGAACTGCAAGGACAAAACAAATGCTCAGAAGGTTGCCAAGGATTGGCAAAACATTCTTGAGGACCTTGATTGGTTGATGGGTTGGGTAAAGGCTGGCTACGGCTGGACTGCTACCCATTTCGTTGACCGTCACCGTAAAAGTGACAACGCATCAGGCAGCAACCTTGTGGTTATTGACTTTGATGGAGATACAACGCTTGAAAAATTCTGGGAAACAGACACAGCTAAAGCATGGTGTGCTGCGACTTATACGTCTGCTAGTCACACAGCAAAAGAACATAGGTTCCGTGCTCTCTTCCCTCTAGAGATTGAGCTTCAATCAACAGGACAGCATCGTGCTGCTTATTGGCTAGTGGTTAATCGACTGCTGGCTGAACTTGGTATCGAGCAGTTGGCAGACAACTGTGGACAGAAACCTGAACGCCTATGGTATGGAAATACTAAAGCTATCATTCAAACTAATGATGGAGTAGTTCCTGAGTTTCTGTTAACTGATATTGACTATGAAGATCAGGTTGACTTCGTACAAGCAGACATATCCGATAAGGATGTTGCTCGCTGTAAATGGCTCCTAGAGAACTTCCTAGAGCCTTCAGAAGACGGTGAGTATGAGACGCGCTATGTACCTGTTATGGCTGCTTGTGCGGCCATAGGGGAGCCTCTCTTTGACGCCTGGGTTGACTGGGTACTAAAGGGACACCACGGGGAGAAGGAAGAAAACACGCGACCTTTCAAATGGAGAGGTCTCGGTAACTACAGCGGTCCCGCTAAACTATATTCACTTGCTAAAAAGCAAGACCGCAACTGGACTAGCCAACTTCCTGACCACTTACGGTTCGGAGCTGCTGGTTCAGCTGTTGGTTATACCGAAGCCGACCCTAGTCCAAGTTTCGATGAAATTATATCTGCTAATAAAGGTAAACCAATGGATACTGCACCAGAGCCAGTCCCTGACGTTCAACAAGTACAACGTAAAGGCAGACCACGTAAGAGAAGTGATGATGCTGCCAAAGAACGTGAGGAAGATGTTCGTAAAGTTAAGGAGATCCTCCATAACCTACGACTGAATGAACTGACTAAACAGATTGAATACACGACACCGAACGGGACATTGGTAGCACTGCAAGGTGATGACCTTGATCTGATGACTACTCGACTCGCTTGTGAGCACGGTATATTCATCCCTGAACCACGGATTAAATCTGCTATTAAATATGCAGCAGGTTGTAATCAATGGTGTCCTATCAAGACTTACTTGAATAAGTGCAAGGAGGAGAACAAACCTTCACCACTATGGGAAACCTTAGGTAAGGACTTCCTTGGAAATGAGCACCACTTAGCAACCCTTGCNATGCAACGGATGATGATTGGTGCAGTTGCAAGAGCCTTTAACCCTGGCTGCTCAATGTCCTGGCTACCCATTCTTGTGGGTGCTCAGGGTGTTGGTAAGTCAATGTTCTCCCGTAACTTAGTACCGGAGGGATTGTTCTCTGAGATTACAACTCCTCTCGATACGTTGATGAAGGAGCAGTACAGGCTGCACGTTTCTTGGTTGCTTGAACTACCAGAGATTGATCACTACTTCAACAGTAAGAATATTGAGAACTTTAAAAATCTCATTACTTCCCGTGTTGATGAAGTACGATTCCCTTATGCATCCCTGCCGTCTAAACTAGGCCGCAGGTTTGTCATGATTGGGACCACCAATCGTAACCAGTTCCTGGTAGATAGTACGGGTAACCGACGCTTTGTACCACTAGAAGTAGGTGCTGGTTTCCAGGTTCCATGGAAACTACTGGCAGAGAAACGTGACTCACTGTGGGCTGCTGCAATGGCTGCCTACGAGAACAACGATACTTACGAATTCAATAGTGGTGAGATAGCAGCTATATCTGAATACATCCAAGAGTTTGGTGACCCTGACCCTTGGATGGATAAGGTCAGCAGCTATGTAGCTAACCGTGAAGAGGTAACTACTGCAGAGGTTTTAACCAATGCACTAGACCTTGATCCACGTCANCAGGGGCGTCGTGAATCCAGACGTGTTGCAGATGTACTGCAAACAATGGGCTGGCGACGACACTCCACCTCCCGTAAGGATCCAGTAACTGGTAAGTCCAAGTCTGTACGACTTTGGATTCGCCCTAAGGATGATCCTCTCACTGAAGAGCACATTCTGAACGACTTCTAATCATATTCAATTAACAGTTAAGGATAATTAAATGCTTGCTAATGATATTAAAATCGGGCTGCGTGTCCGTGTTCACAGTAATAACCTCAACGCTTTAGTTGTAGGTAAGCCGGAGTATTACACCCCCAGGTCTAAGCTTATTCGTATAAAGTATGAGAATAGCACTCGTTATGAGTACGTTATTAATCAACAGATCTCATCTCTGCCTACTGAACAACAGTACAAAGGTTTAGGTGGCAGCTATGTAAGACCTGAGAATAGTTTCTAGTTATGAAATACAGAGTCACACTAACTATTGAATCCAGAACTCATCCTAGAAACTGGATCTATGACACTATGTATGACGCTCTTTACTCTAATGAGGAAGAGTTGATTGATGTAGGAATAGTCGAACTGGAGGATGATAATGGCTGAAGCTAAACCATCCAGTACGCCGGGACCATACGGTAGACGTAACGTACAGATCTCTAATACAGCTGAGGAAGGTGAACTGTGTATCTACACAGGACACTCTCTCGGTAGGTTCTCATCTCACTCAATGAGGTTTGATAGCCATCAAGCGTGTACTAGGTGTGTTGCTGCAGCAAGGGAAGGTCGCATGTCACTTGACATTGAGACCCTGCTTAAGAAGAACCGCATTAAAGCACTTAAATTCTGGAGCCAAGTTGAAATTGGTGCGCCAGACGAGTGCTGGATGTGGGGTGGCTGTATCAATAACAGAACTCAGCAGCCTCAGTTTGCTTGGCGTAGACCTGGTATCACTAGTTCAACCCAGCACCATCCCCAAAGGGTGGCCATGTGGTTCAGTTGGGGCGACTTAGGCTACACAGCAGTTAAAACTACTTGTGGTGAGAAGTACTGTTGTAACCCCTTCCATTTAATTCCACAGAATATTGGCGTCTTTGTAGATCAAGATAGTTATATCGAATCCTTTGAACTTGCCTGTCAGATTCACTCACTTAAACAAGCAGTAGGTGAATACGTTCTTGAGCAAGCAATGAAGGAAGAGCAGAGACTTGACGAGACTGAAGACATTGAAGCAAGGGCTGCCATGCTGCTGAATCCTGATTCAATTTTTGGTGAACGGTTTGAAGCGGTCATGACTGACATGCTTAAAGGTCAGCATATTTCTCAGACAGAGCCTGATGAACCTGGACTTTATCGAGCACCAACTGACAACGAAGAAGAGGAGGAAGGTGAGTATTAACCTCACATTCTTTTCTAATAACAACTATCCTTAATCAAGAGTCATTTAAATATGTCTAGACGAACCGATCTATTACAAAGCCTTATCAAGTCCGATAAATTCGGTGACGAGAAGAGTCAAGAACAGAAGTTCATGACAGCTACTGCAGAATTAATTCTCACTGATTTGATTAACATCGCTATGGGTGGTGTTGAACGAACAGGTGCAGGAACACTGGTTATTAACTTGGTTAATGATAGTTCGATCTATATGTCTGGCGATGATATTCAAAAGGATCTGGTTCTAGCTGAAAGGTTAGAAGACGAGGAATCTATCAAGATGATGCGTCAACTAATGGAACAGATTGATGAAAATGACTGGTCTACACATGTCCTAATAACGTTAATCAGTAATGCTGGAACAAGAACTTTTAGTGTCGAAGCAGGCGGGAGCCAAGAAAGCCTCCGAGCGCTCGCGTCAGAATTTAGCGGATAAGTTAAAGGCTGAAGGTTTAAAACTTCCGCTGTATCCAACACCGCAACTCATTGATAGAGCACGCATTGTTATGGGTGGGATCGACTATGACCCTACTTCTGATCCAGTGCAACAGGTGCTTGTTGATGCTACCTCTGTTCCTTCGATTGAAATCAATCCACTACAGGAACACTGGCACGGCAATGTATGGGTAGCTCCTAAGGGCGCTGTACGTAATACACGTATCTGGTTGAATAAAACTATTAATGAGTACCGTAATGGTTACATCAATAGCTTTATCTTTTTCACCAGTGCATCGGAAATACTGAGAGCTGCTCCTGTCGTATGGGATTACCCAATCTGTATTCCATTTAAAAGGATCAAGCAGCTACGAGCCACAGCGGGTGGATTTGAATCAGTCTGCCCGTCAACATGGAACGTCATTATCTATGGTCCTCCAACTAACGCAGCAATCTCAGACATCGATAAAGTCAGCCTGTTCTATAGCACCTTTCGTGACATAGGACGAGTTATTTATAACGAATTTGCTGGGGATAGCTGGACGAAAGACCTTGAGTACTACGACGAACAGCGGGGCAACATCTAATGTCTAAGAATATCGCCAAAGAATGCTTCTATAACTTACCTTCTGGGGCGGTAGTCCATCCCTGTCGGCTGATCCAAAAGGATGGAACCTTGATGTGGAAACATGCACTCCTCTATCAGAACGAGCTGCTTGCATTACCTGAAACTGAAGCACAGGAAGCCCACATAATAAAAACTGCTCAGCGCCTTGAGGAACTGAACAGTTGGATCTCCCAGGATTTAGAACCTTGGGAGTGCTTGCAAATACAAGCGTGGTTTGCACCGTTTGAAACTGAACTTACTGATGGTATCTCTGTCTACTTCAGGCACCTTATTCACGATAATCCTACCGTCTATGACACACTCCTTTCACATATACAAGATCACGAGACCCTGGAATTAAGAGCGAATTATCTGTACTTCAAGCGCTGCTAGGCCGCTTGTCAGCGGCTTTNACTCAACACAAGAGAACTGATTAACGCTCTCTTGTTTATCTATCATACACCATTCTTATCTGTTAAATATTCAGATAAGACTTCACGTAAAATCTCCTTAAGTTCCTCTCTCTGCATGTCACTGAAACACCGGACAACAGGCTTCTCTGTAGGAGCAACCCTGTATTCACCTCTATTTGATTTGCTGAAATGTGTGCCTTTATCAGCAGTCATTCCTTGAGTGTCCATTTTCATAGCTGAGTCACCAAACGATTTAGATACCATTGAGCTTTCTTAGCGTCTTCTGCAGGTTTATCCTTATGCCACATTCGGAGCAAATACTTCAGCACTTGCGCTTGTAGCATTGCTGTTACTGGTTCAGGAGCATGAGCGATCGCTCCCTCAATGATATCAATAACTTCTTGAGAACCCTGCTTGTAATGAGAGGGATGGTTGACATTATCGTTTAACTGATCCCCAATCGTGTCATCCAATTGTTCTGCTGTGTATCCTCCACTCATGCCAAACTCATTCAAACTGATTCTATCTTTCTTGTAGTAATCGAGTGAACTTGGACGAGCAATATCCCAGTCTTTGTCTGTCAAGTTAAACTTTTTGCTGATGTAATCCCAATCATCTTCGTATGCAACTTCTTTCCAACGGCCATTTTCTTTATCCATAATTTAGTAGTCGCACTTAATTGTTTCACTACCTAATATAGGAATAAATAAGCTTATATGTGACCTATGACTAGCCCGAAAGGTGATCCAACTTATATCAAGAATAAGGAGCAATATTTTATGGATATAGCTAAGGTTGTAGCCAAAGCATCCAGTCATCCGAAGTCTCCTGGAGGCTGCGTAGTTGTACGTGACCGTGAGATTGTTGGTGATGGTCGTAGTATCCTCACTGCTTCTAAAGTTGAAGTCGATTGTGTTTGCTATGCTATCGCTACTGCATCTAAAAGAGGTACACCTCTAACTGGATCGGTTATATACACAACACGCTATCCGTTTAGTGCATCTGTCTTTCAGTGCTACTTAATGGGTGTCCGTAAGATCATGGTACTGGCACACGAATGGGAACCATATTACAAAGATGAATTCAGACGAGCAGCACGATTAGCAAGAGAACTAGCAATGGCTATAGAACCTATGTTTGAAGATGATGACCAACGTTTCACTGTAAACAAACTCACCCGATCTAAAAAAATTGATGACGATCTCTACACCAACACGGATCCGTTCAAGCCTGACGAATTCGACCCACAAGACGCCAACGATATCCACGATGAAGATGAAAACCCAGCTACTGTTTGACTTAGAGAGTACGGGACTGCTCCGTAAAGGTTCTACTATTCACTGCATCGTTATGCGAGG